GTATGCTCACCACTAGATGAGTGAGTTCTGTTTTGTCCGTCAGCCAAGACCGCTGCTCCATCTTGATCTTTACCAATTTCCGCTTTCCGACCAAAGGCGTATGAGTAATCTCCACTAGCGTTGTTTAATTGGCCACCTCCAACAAAAGAATAATTTCCAGAGGCTAAGTTGTCATTTCCACCAGCCACTACTGCATGAGTACCATCAGCAGAATTATCTTCTCCCGCAAGAATTGCGCCAAATTCTCCACGCGCTGTGTTACTTTCCCCACCACCTATAAAGGCATATGCTCCATGGGCGGCATTAACATTGCCGCCCCCTATAAAGGAGTTACCCCCGCGTATTTCATTGTTCTCGCCACCCATGATGGCGGCAGATGCTACACCCGTGATCTTGTTGCTGAGACCGCCCCCAATGAAATTATAACGATCTTGTACACTGTTATCTCCACTAATTAAATTATTTTTACCACCAGCTATAACCGAATAATCACCCGTGATAATGTCATTATTAAATCCTCCTATGCTTGAAGAGTAAGCGGAATGAGTAATATCAATACCCGATCCACCACCGATAAAGTTGTAGTCGCCCCCTGATATGTTTGCTGTGGCACCTCCCGCTATTAGGTCGAAGTCTCCACTAATGATATGCCCCGATCCAGCAACAATAACAGAACCAGTTGAGTAGATGTTAGAATTTAACGCTGATATAACTGACTTATGACCCTGAACCTTTGTCGATAGATTTCCTAATGAATCCTTAATGGACACCATGCCCTCATCATTAGAATCGGCCTTCATTTCAATCTTTGATGCTCCCGCTGCATCATAGATATCCACTACGCCCCTCTTATTCGAGTCGCTAGAAAGTTTAATACTGTCATTGGCAGAGGAATCCTTTAGCGTTATCATACCCTGCTTATTGCTATCCACTTCAGATGTCATCCTTACGATTCCACCCTCGTCATAGAAAGTCATTTTCCCCCTGCTATCAGCATTACTAATCGTAGCGCTCGTCACTCCAGCACTATCCTTGACCGAAAACGTAGAGTCACTCAAGGTCTTCGTTTCAACATTTAAACAATCATATACAGTGAAGCACCCAGGAACGGTTTGATTGGGAACTCCATACCTAAACAAGGGAGTCTGAAGGCTTTGCTTTACAGATTTAATAGTGAAAGGGCCAGAGCGATTGGTTTTGCTCGTTGCGCCCCCCGCTCCAACTACGACCAACGCGAAATAATAAGGGGTATCGGCAACGATTCCATAATTTCGCGAAAGGGTAATAGATTGATTGGGATCGTTAGTGAGATCAAATCTACCTATAAAGTTGGCTGGGACCAAAGAGAAAGAGTTACCTTGTCCTGTTGCTGCGTATACATTTACATGAGAGAGATTGTGGCGTCGCCCCACGGGGAACTTTAGTCTAAATTCAATAAGCCCTTCTATTCCATTTGAATCCAGTTGGTAGTGACTAGCTAAGTCGCGAGCGTAGGGAGCGCTAGGTACACTTGGGCTACAATTGGCAGAATTAGAGTTTTCAAAAGTTCCAGTGCCATCAGTGACTTGCGTGGAAATAAGTTCAGGCGCAGATTCCCCATAAATGATGCAGGTAGCCTTGGATACATTTCCGTTTTCATCTGTGGTATTAATAACGATACTGTAGTCGTCAGTAAAAGTGTTTTTTGCTTCCCCTGGGAATTGAATAGATTTATTTAGCGCTTCCGAAAACTCATAGGTTGTGCCTTGAAAGTTGGTTTCAAGTCTCTGAACTATAGTAATTGGGCTTGCTGGAACAGTTGCTACATCAATATCTATAGTGTCTAAATACGGGTTGTTTGCAAGGTCATCGGGGGTCCCAACTACTTCTCCCGCTCTGTCCAAAAACTGTAGTGATAAGCTAAGATCTTTTCCAAAGCGTATTCCACTACCTGTTTGAGTGCCCGTATTAAAAGTAGTGGGAAAATCCCTTAGGGGATCATCTGTTGTTGCGCTTCCCGTATAATATCCGCTATTGAACGCCTTACCAATACCTAACGCTCCCGTGCTTATTGTTGAGACTCCACCCGCTCCCGTAAGTTCTATAAAGGCTCCATATTGATAAGTTGTGGATGCGTTTAACGGCGCCGAACCTTCAGCGCCCGCCAATCCCGAATATCCGATTCCCGTGCCCCGTAGATCGACTGCCCCTATGATATACTTACCCGTCTCTCCGTCTGCCAACTTACTAAAGGTGATATTGCTTAAATTTCCCGTTAAGAATCCTCCCGCTCCAGTAAGGGGCTCAGAACTGGTCGTCATACTCACCAGAAAGCCTGATTGATGTATCCCTGAGGGGTTGGAAGCGTCATACCACGCTCCCCCATTAGCTAGAGCTTCCGTAGCAAAAACGTAACCACTTGTAAAAAAGGGGACGAAGCCTGATTGGCTTGTTTGAATAGTATTTACGTAATCAGACATCGTTATTAATTACAAAGTTTTTAACCATTGATTCACCAAGAGGAGTTCCTAGTTGAGGTATTAGTAGAACAGGGATTTGGGAAAAGTTAGAATCATAATAGGCGTTTTGTTCATATCCCGCCGCACCAGCGTTTCCGAGGCACTTTACTTTTAGGGAATATTTACCCACAAAATCCAGATTGGTGAACCCTACCGTAAAGGGCTGCGTTGTAGGATGCGTATAAGCTTCGACTGGCGCTACCATTTCCACGCCTCCCTGCCCCTCAAGCACCGCTAAATACCCCGTGCTGTTGGAGCCGTTAGCTGCTGGATCAAACCATGATCCACTGATATAGTTACCATCAAGCCCTCCATCACCCGTAATCGCCGTCAGGCCCGTTGGGGCCGATAAAGATTCATAAGTCACTCCATTAATAGTTTGGCCCACTTGGTAACTGTAGGTTTGTGGTAGATGTTCAATACTTACGTTCTTTTCTATTAAATTATATTTCCCCGTTTCATATTTACTGGCCGTTACCAAATATTCATTTGGCGCCTCCTCTTTAATATCTACTATTTTATAAATAAAGGGACTCGCATTCTTAATTTCAAATTTACATGGGCTACCCACTTTCAAGCGGGATAAAACGTCTGTTTCAAGAACTCCTGAAATAAGCGTTCCATAATCTTGTATTATGGGGTTAGGGCTTCCTGTTAAATTAATAACAGTAGTTTGGGAGGGGGAAACAACATCTATTTCTGAAGCCATAATCCCCTGAGTGATCGCTTCTGTTAATATGCCTACACCTCCCACAAAAGAGGAGTATTCATCAAGGTTAAATGTAGTCCCCCCCCTTCTGTATTCAATGCCGCCGTCATAATCATTCATTCGGTTGTAAACTAGATCTGGCAGCGTTAGACGCCCCGTATCACTCCCTATGAAGCTGTAAGCGCCAGTGGCCGTTCCCGTTGAGAACACCCATCCCGTAGCAGCAGTATCGAAACTTAACATATTATTGCCCGTTCCCGTATAAAGAGCATACTGTTCAAATTTCTCTGCACTACTCGCTTGGAAAACTTCTCCAGTTGGATAACCTTGGGTGTATCCTGAAAAATTATAAGCTCCCGTGTAGTTATTCGCCCAAAGAGTGCTGGATGGATTCAAGTCTCCCTCCACAACAAACTCATTATATTTTCTCTTTCTACTCCTCTGCGCTATATCGGTAACCTCCGCTATGGTATCTACTCCCGTGGGATCGTAAACCGTTAACCTTCCAGTCATTGTGGAATCTACGAAAGTGTTACTAATCCTTATCTCTTGGGCTGCGGGGTCAACAGATAAGATTTTCCCGAAGTTCTGAATGTTTGTTTTTAATTCATCTTCAATGACAACTAGATCTCCAGGGTGACATAAGAGGGTTGGTAAGGAAGCCCTGAAGGCGACGGTTTGATTTTCGCTAATCTTATGAACCATGTGGTGCAGTCCCGCTCGTCGAGCCATCGCCCTAGAAGTGAGTCCCACTCCCTCTATCCGAGTTTTAAATACTCCCCGATCTTTAATGTCATCTTCGTTTTCCACGACTTCCACTTTGGGAAGGTAGTTGTGGAACCTGTCATTATAACTTACCTCAATGGTATTATAGACCTCATCTCTATTGTGATTAGAGTAAGCGAACTGCCCATCTTTAACATTTTCATTTGTAATTAGATTAACGGGTGAGCGTGGTCTATCATCCACGAAGCTTATTTCGTTACTCCCAAAGAAGACACTCCCCCTAAATAAATTTACAATAGTATTAATCGCATCATATATTTTCTCCCCTTCACTGAACATGATATTGCACGTAAAACGCGGTTCGTATCCTCCATGTCCATCAGAGCAACCCTCAAATATTCCCTCATCATTCACTGCGTCACAAAAACGTCCTATGCGATAAAGTTGCCACTTATTGATGCTATCCTCGTCTATATGTTGCCCCAATCCGTAACGCTTGCTTGTTAAGAGGTCGTAAAGAATCCATGCAGGATTATCGGTCCACTGCAATTCTTCGCTAAAAGTCCCATCCCAATCCCCCTGATAAACTCTCTTAAGTTCAGTATCCGCTTCGTTAAATTCCTTTTCACTTTTCCAGTATCTTTTATCAAATCCATTGTCTCCTTCATAACGGTAATTACTGGGAACTTTTACTTTCTTCAGTTTACAGTCAAAACCACGCGCAGGAGGATTGTCTATAGAACGGGAATCAATTTTAGTTCCCACTATAGCCGAAAAAGGATAGGTTAAATTTACAGGAATAACTTCAGTTACTTTAACCAAGTCCACATCTCTATGAAGCAGCACAGAGTTGGTTTCACAGGACTCCTTTGTTATTTCCACATAACGGTTCGTCAGAACGTTTCTTTCGTCCCCATCTCCCGCCTCATACCTTTGGGCTGCGGGTAATTCTATGGGCACGTTCATACTGTTACCATAACTGTCCCAGTCATTTCTGATCCATTTATAATCACTGGGGTTTGTGGCGGGATTCCCCAAGTCTACTAGAGTTCTTCCGTTAACTAGGGCGACGAATTTATATATGCGTTCACCTTCTTGATTCTTACTACCTTCGGGGTCGTCGGGGTTCATGGTCCCCCACGCCACCCTTATCACCAATAAACTTGGGTAGGTCGAGGCTGGAGAAAGCTTTCTGGCGTCTTCTTCAGGGTTATTTTTTAATTCGTTAGGTTCTACTTCTTTATGCAGGGTGTCTTTAAGTTGGTTTATCCCAAGCGTTATATAAACGTTTTCAACGTTGGGGTTATAAACCGTGTGGACCACGGGTTGAGCAGGCTCCCTAAATCTAGGCATCATTCCTTTTGCCCAATTACTATAATTAAGCCTTTCACCATCGACAGTTCGTTTATCTTCACTTCCCTGACTCCTAATATTTCCCTGTTGGTCAAAGTCCGTTGGGGTAAGCATCTTCTTACTAGCGTTAATACGATGTACTAGACCTGGTTTAAAGGCCCCATACAGCTTGGCATTATAGTGGTGATCCAACTCAACCTTATTAAAAAAGCGGAAGGGAGCTTGCCCCTCGTCACCATACTTAATTTCTGCGAGGACATTGCTATAGTTATATTGTTGGTTCGCACCCATCACAGCGCCCTCTGAGGGTTCCCAGTCCGTTATTTCTTCTTCTAGGTCTTCCCTTCCTACAATCTCGCCCTTTGCACTAGCGTAAACACAAGAATCAATACGTGAGAGTAGGCCCCCTACTCCATCCGTATGAGTAACGGTTTCGCCTTCATTGTCTTTGCTGTCAAAGGTTTGACTACCAACGCTTTGCGTTACCGCTGTTAGCCGAACGGGCCACGCATCTTCAATTTCAGGCTCATGATCCTGCACATCAATGAGAGCTTCATAGTAATGGCCTTGATAGTTTGCAGGTTCTTGAACTGCTCTCCACGCCACGACAATAAAGCCGTCAACATAACCTGTGAGCAGTCCATCCTTATCAACATGAGGAACAAGGAAATCCAACACTCTCAATTTGTTTCTGTCACGATAAGCTATAGTATTTAAATCCTCCCCCTCGGTAGTTTTAAGTCGGAATCCATAATCTTGTAACCGATAATATTGATGGTCGCCCTTCTTCGTCCATGGCCTAGTCGTGTCCACACATGATAACCCCACTAATCCCGCTTGGTATGAGGGAGGACGAAAAACCATTATAGATTGGTGATGCGTAGTCATTTTCGTTCCACCACCAATTCTATTCAGAGCGCTTCTCAATCTAGAAAGCACAACATCGGGGTTTGGGTTGATGACTGGGTATCCGTTACTACCATTAAAGCTTCCGTAGAATAGTTTTAATACCTTTCGCGCCAAGTTGGCTTGATAAAGCCCCCCATTGTTTTCAAGATGGTCTGCTTGACCCCAAGTACTGCGGGGATTATTAGTGTAAAGGGGGAAAATTTTCTCTGTAAGTTCGCGAGCTAAAATTGTAGAAAGCTTATTAGCCGATCCCCCATCCTTTTTACCTATGCCGCCCGAGCCATGTCTATTGCCAAACCAACCCCTTCTCGCATACCCACGCCTATACATTCCTGGAAGATTAGGATTATTCCTTCTGCCACCTGCCATCTTGAGATCCCACACTATAGGTCCAGACCTTCTAGTTCCATATGAAAATAGGAATTTATAATCATCAGTTCCTTCCGCGTAAGGATTCACAGGGTCTGTGGGTGATCTTAACTGTTTAGCACCCGTTACATCCGAATAGATTAGGTAATCTTCATTAGCAGCAAAGCGCTCTGGGGGCCTAAGGACGGTTTCCGCCATCCGAGGAGCAATACTTGCTTTTAGATTTCCAGTGGGGGGTAAATAATGCAAACTTGCATCATTCATATCCTCACTATTCCCCATAAAGCAACCGTAATGATGAGTTGGGCTACCTGCTGTCGCAGATCCCGAAGCGCCCGTCCCAATCGGGTTCCTTACCGTAACACTCGTCGCCAGTACTTTACCATACTGTCTTGGGTGATTAAACCTAGATTTAGAAGTGTAACCGTTACGGAGATAAAAGGTGCCAGCAAATGCATTATTATCTTCTAATGCTACATTTGTCCATATATCCATCGTCCACGGGGCTGATCCCCAGTCGGGGGCCGAAGTCGCAGTATTAAATGGTGCAGTAGGGAGGCCGTCTTCACCAATTGTATACTGCACCTGTTGCCCTGATGGCTGTATATTCAAATCGGTGGCAACACCCGTTCCCAAATCTCCAAAAAATCCCGTGATAAGGCCAAAGTCTCCTGTCAGTTCGCCAACGGCAGCGACAGGCTCGGCGGGAGTATTAGCCACGTTAGATTGAAGAACGTCTGCCACACGGATTGATGTGTCGTTTCTACTTGCAGCTACAGGCGTTCCATCAAAATAAATCCCTTGAAGCAATCCATTCCCCGCACACGTTAACCCATTTTGGTTCACCAAACCCTCAATAGGTCCGTCACTTATCAAGTCTAATGTTTCTATAAAGCTATATGAGGCTCCATATTCCATAGACCCCAACTGAGGAGGTCGATAAAGGGGGGTTCCCTGCGAATCCCCTTCGCTGTGACTACCCAGTTTTGCAGCCTGTTTGGCACCAAGGTTGTTCGCAAGGGTGCTATTATTAGGATCTCCCTCCCAACCAATAATGTGAATACCCCATTTAATAGGAACCTCTCCCGCTGCGACCCTATCCGCATTAGAAGGCCCTCGTCCTGCCCCTCCATCTCCTCTGAGTCGAATCTCAGCGCCGCCCAACCCTAATTTTTTAATTCGGTGTTTCATTAGGTTCTGAAGTTTCTTGCAATACGATCTGGCTCGCTCCAGTTATCGTCATTACCTGCTGGTTTTTTACCGTAAACCTCACTACTCTTCTTAATTGTTGGAAAGGATTTCATGGAGGACTGAATTACTGCTGATCCTACCTTTAAGCGTCCATAGCCCAACGGAACGGGAGTTCCCTGTTGAGCAGTGTTAAGGTGGGTGCCAAAAACATAAGATGCTCTCTGCGCTGATGCTTCGGCGGATAATTGTTGGTTTGGCTCCATTCCCAAGTCGGGTTTGGGAGTAAGGGCATATGAAAGGGCGGCAAGACCAATAGATAAAACAATATTTGCCAACAGCTTACCGCTAAACAACCAAGCTACAACTGCCCCACTCCCCACAATAGCTGGAACAATATCTATCCTGTGGACACCGCCCACCTCCAACTGTTGCGGGGACACCACTCTTTCCTTATCTACAATAATATCATAAAGAAAACCTTCTCTTTGTAGTTGTATGATTCGCGGTATAAAACCCTCCCTATTAGCGTCTATTGCTTGGAGCGCATCTTTGGGTTTGGCGATTTCAAATTGAAATGCCTTTCCATATTCCTGAGCGAGAATTCCATGTAAATATATTTTTGTCATAGTAAGTCCTTAAGCCGTCGCAATATATTTACATCACATTCCATGTTTTGTGGCTCATAAATATTTATTTTTTGTGTGTTTAAACTATATATCAAAAAGGGATTACAACAATTTTCAGCCATTTTTTTGTCAAATTCCGATGGCTGTTCATCAGAAATTAAGTGACTATGAAACAGTGCCACAAGATCATAATCCTCCTTAAACAATAAATACTCTAAGGGATTGATTAAAAAATAGTTAATAGGATCTTCAGCTACGTTTTTAGCCTCTTTTATCACGAATTCACCCCCTGCTTCACCATTCCAATCAAAGCCCACAAATCCACATATTTCATTCCGTAAGTTGCCCTCTCCAATATTTTTAATTACTTTAAATACCCGTTGGGGGCTTATTGTTCTAATAGTGTCTGTCATTTTCTTAAAAAAATTAGCCGATCCCAAAGCTATATCCATCTGTCCCTGGAAAACCTCCGTATCGGGGGTAAATGTCGGAGAAATTGTTTGCAGTTTCAGTTTCAGTATATGAAACTGAATCGGTTCCAGCGGTGAAGTAACCCGACCCCGTTAACCAGTATAAGCCCGAATGAATATCCACAAGGCCCGTATTGTTTGTTGAGGGTATTTTTCCCGTTGTCATATCCCACCAAGCGACCAAGTTCGTTCCTGTTATGTCTGAATAATTATCCACGCACTCTGAGTAAGGCCGAGGCTGATAACTCACAGATGAATTGGTATCCTCACTGCGGTAAGGTTTGTATAAAAATGTTCTTTCCTCAGGAGTCAATTGTCTATTCCACAACGCCCACGGTCCAAGTTTACCGTTCATAGTGGGGTGAACACTTCCCGAAACAATACTGCCCAACATAAATTGCTCAGGAAGCCCCGCAAAATC